TAAAATTGCATTAGACAATGCATGCATATTATATAACAGAGGCAAGATAGACCGCTTACTAGTGGTTGCCCCAAAAGGAACGTACATGAACTGGGTTGAACAAGAAATCCCCGTTCACGTTCCAGACTATATTGAATTTAAAGTATTAGCTTGGAAACAATCTACCAGCGCACAATACAGACAAGATTTAAGAGACATTAAAGATCCAACTAACTTTGATTTTAAAATTATGGTTATGAATGTAGAAGCTTTCTCTAGTAAAAAAGGTTTAGATTATGCTAAATTATTTTTACTTGGTAAGTCCATGATGATTATTGATGAAAGTACTACAATTAAAAATCCACAAGCTAAAAGAACTAAATCTATTTTATCATTAAGAAACGAGGCTAAGTATAGAAGAATAATGACTGGCTCTCCAGTAACACAATCTCCTATGGATTTGTGGTCACAGATGGATTTTCTTGATCCAGAAATATTAGGCCAATCTAGTTACTACGCATTTAGAACCCGGTACGCCGTGGTCATTACAGCTAATGCTGCAGGTGGTACACACAAGTACCAAAAGATAGTTAAGTTTAAAAACTTGGCACAATTAGGGCAATTAGTATCGCCACATTCTTACCGTATTTTAAAAAAAGATTGTTTGGATTTACCAGACAAAGTATTTACTAAACGTCCTGTAGAATTAACTGATGAGCAACAAAAAGCGTATAGTGAAATGAAGTCTAATGCTATGACCATGCTTCACACTGGTGAAACATTGACAGCTGTCAATGTTTTGACACAATTAATTAGATTACACCAGATAACTTGTGGGCATATGAAAACTGATGAAGGTGATACAGTACAATTAAAAAATAATCGTTTAACAGAGCTCATGCAAATACTAGGTGAGACTACAGGTAAAGTTATTATCTGGGCTAATTATATTCACGATATTATATCTATACAAAAAGCTATTACAGAAGAATTTGGACCCCAATCATCTTGTACTTATTACGGTGGAACTAAACAAGAAGAGAGACAAGCATGTATTAAAAAATTTCAAGATCCAGAAAACCCTGTTAGATTTTTTATAGGCAACACACAAACTGGTGGATATGGTATTACGTTAACAGAAGCTAGCACTGTTATTTATTATTCTAATAATTATGATTTAGAAAAAAGAATACAGTCAGAAGACCGTGCACATCGTATTGGTCAAAAAAATAAAGTATTATATATTGATTTAGTTGCTAAAGGCACAGTTGACGAAAAAATTATACAAGCACTTAGAAACAAAGTTAATATTGCCCGTGAAATAAACGGAGAAGAATTAGCTAATTGGATTTAAAGAATAGATTGATTATATAAATCAAGTTTTTTCATAAAAGCATCACAGGCCCTGGTAAACTTTTCACCTGTCAATTCAAAACGTTGAAACGTTAAATCACGAGAACACATAAGAACTACACCTTGTTCGATTTCTGTATTAAATAAAGCGTTGTGTGCCTGGGCGTATGCAGCTAGTTGCATTAGATAGTCTTGTATCCATTCACGTTTCTTTGGTCTATTGGTTTGTTTAAAATCTATAATCGTTGGTTTGCCTTTATACATAGCAATCATATCAGCTGTCCCAGCATATTTATGTGGATAGTATAAATGTACTTCTGAACCATACACATCTGTTATATCTGCACCAGCTTGTTCAATTATTTTTTTAGCCATTTTTTCTGCTTGTATTCCTATGTCAGTAAGATCTGCGTACTTTTCTTCGTTCACTAAACGTTCTATGTATAGGTGGAGCGCGGTTCCAATTTTACCGGCGTCAGATATAATTTTTTCTGCAGCTGCTTCTCCAACTTTTGCACGCCATTGCTTTAAAAATGATTTGTCTTTTGTTTTATTTAACACCGTTGTAACTGATGGTAAGCTTTCACCATCAGGTGTAAGATACAGACGGGAATCACCATCCTGTCTTTTAAGTTCTGCGTAATTATATTTCTGAATTAATTGCACAAATTATTATAGCATAAAAACTATAATTTATCCACAATTTTGCATTTTTTCTGCCATGTCAGCAGCTCTATTAGGTGTTTGTTTTGCCCAACGTGAGTCAAGCATTTGGACATGTGCCTCAAAATAATTAGGTGGTGTTTCTTTAAGGGCCTTCCACATATTACGGAACTTTGAAACCCCATGCCCACCAAGTTGAAATATCATTTCAATTATTAAATTTTTTGCATCTTCATGTAACTCTAAACCTTTGCACATGTCATCAGCTTGATCAATTGCAGACTGTAAATCTTTTTCTAGTATCTCCATTAAAAAACTTTCTTCATATTCTTTGTCATCTTCCCAAAAATCCTCTACACACAGATGGCCTACCCCCACTGTTCTCTTACCTAGGGTATCAAGATATACCTTGTTCCTGTAGCCTTCGTGTTTTTTTACTGATTCTAAAAGTTTACTATCTACCATCTAATTTTTTATTTATATTTTTAAGTTCTGTTTCCATAACAGCTATTCGTACTTCAATTTGTGTAAACATCATTAAAGCTTGTTCCATGCGGTCCATATCTTTTTCCATTGCTTGTACTTTTTGATTAGTCATGCCCCAGGCAATTCCTAAAGCTAACAAAGATCCTATAACTGCAACATAATCTTTCACGTTCATGATACTAAAGATACTATACCTCCTGTGGCCATTCTTGGCATTTGATTTGTAGGTTGATTAGGTGTTCCAAATTGATTAGCCAATGCTGCGTTAGTATTTCCAGCATATAAACTTGCCGCTGCGTTTGGATTCATTGTAGTGCTATTGTTAATAGAAGAGCCTGTAGCGCCACCTCCGAACGTATTTCCAGAAGTAGCGCCGACAGACGTTGGGCTAGAAGATGCAACATTAGATGTTGCATCAGTTACCGTAGGAGTGAGCGACTCCTCACGGATTCCTTGTTTGGCTTGCGCCGCTTGTTTCATTTTCTCAAAAATATTTATTTTTTCAGTAATTTCTTCGTTACCAGTTGGTTGTTTTACACTTTGAACTTGATCTCTTCTACGTTGTGAGTTTAATGTATCTTGAGTTTGTAGTTCTAGTTCTTCTAAATCACCATTAAAATTTGCTCCAATAGTTTCTAATGCATTTTTAACAGCAAGCGCTTTAGGTGCTGAACCAAATTGATTATAACTAAATGGATTCCATATTCTTGCAATGTCTTCATCAGTTGCTTTCAAAATTTGATTTGCTGCTTTTAAATTAATCGGATTGGTTAATATTTTACCACCTTGCCTTGCAAGTAAAGAAAACATTACAGCATGAATCATACTTACAGCGGGTACAGCAGCTCCTGCTGTAGCAGCTCCTCCAATAGTTTTTCCTGGTAAAAAAGAACGTATTGCTCCTTGCATTCCTGCAAGTTGTGCTCTTCTCGCAATGAATGTACTAATGTCTGGGACACCTCCACGGAAACCTGCTTCTAATACTGTAGCAAAATCAGTTAAATCTTTTGCTGTTACAAAACCAGTGTCAACTTGTTTAGCTGTACCGTTTAAAATTTGAATTGTTTTTGCATCAGCTCCCGCATCAATAAGTTCACTTGGTAAAGATTTCATCCAAGGTTGCATGTTATCTTTTCCGATTCCTTTTTGTGCCATTTTTAAACCTTCATCAATAGTAGCAAATAATCTACCACCTTGATCATCAAGTCCTAAATTTTCAATAAATTTTTTAGGATCTATTTGTTTAGCAGCTACAACCCCTTCTTGATTTAAAGCTTTAGCTCCTATTGGAGTATTTAAATCTAAAAAGGATTTTCCTGGCCATGCTTTTAATGCACTGTCATAAGCGGATTCAATATGTCTTCTCATCATACCTCTAAAAATATCATCGCCTACAAGAACCTGTAAGTTTTTCATAGATTGAGGTGATTCTAAAAGTTTAGCTGTGTGTAAAAGATCATCAGCATATTTTGTTCCTTGTGTTCCTAGCTGTACTTGATAGCCATATAACATATTTTTTGATAACCCTAATTGTTTAGCAACAGGTGAACCGAGAAGCATTTCTGATTGAGTCCATAGATCATCGTATTTTTTAAGAGCAGATTTACCTGCTTCACCTAAATCAAGTGCACGCATTGAATTTTGAATTGATTGTGAAAATTGTTCAGCAAAATTAATTGCGGTAGCATTTGTTTTCATTCCTCCTTGCTTCATAATAAATCCAAGTTCATCTAACATTGCATCAGCTCTAGCTAATGTAACTGATCCTGGTTCTTGTAATACATTATCAAAAAATGTGTTTAATTTATTTCTTACTACTACAGGAAGTTGGGCTACGAGTGGTAATATGAACACAGCAAGA